TACAGCAACAGGTAAGCCTGAAGTTAATGAGAAGGTTTTAAAATCACTACCTTATGAAGAAGCAAAATTAATATCAAGACATCTACTAATTCAAAAGAGACTTGGACAGCTAAGTGATGGCGAACAAGCATATTTAAAATTAAACAATAAAGGAAAAATTCATGGAAAAATTATCACAAATGGAGCAGTTACAGGTCGCTGTACGCACTTTAATCCAAACTTGGCACAAGTTGTATCGAAAGGTTCGGAGTATGGTACTGAGATGCGTAGCCTTTTTGTTGCTCCTACCAATATGGTTATGCTCGGTATCGATTTTTCTGGTCTTGAGCTTCGTGTACTTTCTTCTTACTTGTATAATTACGATAGTGGAGATTTTGCGAACACACTTCTTAAAGATGATATACATACCAAAAATCAGCACATACTCGGATTGGCTAGTCGTGATAAAGCTAAAACTTTTATTTATGCCTACATTTATTCTGCAGGAAATGAACGCTTGTCAGAAATACTTGATGTCTCTGTTGAAGAAGCCAAAAGAATAAGAGACAAATTTGAAAAAGCTATACCTGCATTAAAGAATTTAAAAACTGCAGTCGCAGTTAAATATAGAAATCAAAAATGGATATATGGTTTAGATAAAAGAAAGTTAATGTGTAGAGCTGAATACAGTTCTTTAAATACATTAATCCAGTCAGCAGGTGCTTTATTAGTTAAAGCAGGAACAGTGATAGTTAATAATGATTTACAAGAAGCAGGTTTTGTTTGGGGTAAAGATTATAGAATGGTGTTGCATGTGCATGATGAAATGCAGTTTGTAGTTCATAAAGATAAAGTTGAAGAATTTAAAACAATAGCAAACCAATTATTTAATAAGACAAAAGAGTTCTTTGGTTTTAAGTGCGAGTTAGCAGGAGAGATTAAAGTCGGTTCAAATTGGAGTGAAACACACTAATAAGTTTGACCTTGACCTAGCGTTTGGTCAAAAACACGAACACATTTTACAGAAAGCAATAGAAGGCAAGATAGAATGTAAAGCAGATAGGTTAGTTGTTAAGTATGGCAATGTATTTGTTGAAATAGAAAGTAGGGGAAAACCATCAGGAATAATGGTTAGTACAGCTAAGTTCTATGCAATCTGTCTAGTTGTTGCAAAGCGTAAAGACAATATCTGGGTTTTGATACCCACAAAAATTCTAAAAAAATTAATGAAGGATTACCCCATTAAAAATGGTGGGGACAACTATTCATCTAAAGGACACATCATACCAAAAGGAGACTTACTTAATTTAATAATATGAAGAAGCTACTTAAAACTAAAATCAAATTACCTGATATTGATGAAAATGATTTTCCTTACAAATTTTATAAATGTTGGTGGTCAGACATAATTAGCGACAGCAGTTGGTCGCCATTACAACATATAAAAAAATCAAAAACAGCAGTCTGCATAACAATGGGTTGGTTAATCCATTCGTCTAAAGACAAGTTTGTTTTTGTTGGCGACATCAACTTTAATGAAGATGGTTCAGTCAATGAGGGTGGTAACTCAACAGTAATACCAAAATCAAACATACTTAAACTAAAGGAGATAAAGCTATGACAGAGTTAAATGAAGAACACTTTGAATTGCATAGTGCAAACAAAGCACGACAACATGAAAAGAAGAAAATGAAAAATATGAATGACTTCTATGCTAACACAAATAAAAAGATGTTGGTTGATGGAGACCTACTAGTCTACAAGATTACTTCCTCTTTGGAAGAAGCTATTGACTGGGGAGATGATGTTTGGACTTTAAGTTCAGACCTTAAAAAAGGTAAACAATTATTTACACAAGCGATTGCTTACTATTGGGATTTAACAAAATCTAATTCTGCAATTATTTGTTTTTCTGACCAAGAAAATTTTAGAAAAAAAATTGACAGTGGTTATAAGTCTCACAGAAAGAAAATAAGAAAACCTGTTTCTTATGCACCAATGAGAAAGTGGATTGAAGAAACACATCATACTATTTGTTATCCAAATCTAGAAGCTGATGATGCTATAGGTTTATTAGCTACAGGAGAACACAAAGATAATTGTGTAATTATTTCTGGCGATAAAGATATGAGAACAATACCTGCATGGCAGTGTTGTATCATTGATGACCAAATAGAATATGTAGATGAACAAAAAGCAGATTATAATTTCTGTACTCAGGTACTAACTGGAGACCAAACTGATGGCTACAAAGGTTGTGTTGGTGTTGGAGCTGTAAAAGCATCTAGAGTTCTTAATGAAAAGATAAACATAGCAGAATGTTGGGAAGCAGTACTTAGAGAATATTACAGAAATAAATATTCTATTGAAGATGTTTACCATCAAGCAAGACTTGCCAGAATTTTAAGAGAAGGCGAGTACAACTATAAAACAAACAAAGTAAAATTATGGGATTATGAATATGAACACTACAGACATTTTAGAGAAAACCAAAAAGCTAGTTAGTAAAGACAGAGCTGAAAAACATGGGGACAAGATAGAGAACCATGAGAATATTGCTAGATTGTGGAGTTCATATCTTCAGAATAAAACTAAATTAAACTTAATTTTATTACCTGAAGATGTGGCAAACCTAATGTCCCTGCTAAAGATAGCCAGAACACAGGCAGGAAACTTTAATCTAGACGATTATATTGATGCCTGTGGTTACTTAGCAATATCTGGCGAGATACGAAATAAGAGAGAAAACATAAAAAGTGCCACTTTAGGAGTATCTAAGAATGAAAAAAGAAATACCTAAGCCAATTATTAATCAAGAGTTAATTGATTATTTGGATAGCATTTTCCCAGAGAAATCTGCTGACCTAAAAGATACTGAAAAAGAAGTCTACTTTAAAGGTGGGCAAAGGTCAGTTGTTAATCATTTAATTAATCAAAAACAAATACAAGAGGAATAGCAAATATGTGTGTATCAGTAAAAGCTCCTGCTCCACCACCAATGCCTGAGCCAATTCCTGCAACACCACCAAGTGTTTCAGGTGCTACGACAAAGCAAAATGCTCCTGCAATGGCAGATGCGAGTGGAAGAAATGTTAATGTTGCTTCATCAGCTTCTAGAAGAAGAACTGGTAGAGGTTCATTAAGAATACCTTTAGCTAGTTCAGGTCTTACTAAGTCAGGCTTGAATTTACCTAGTGCGTAAATAGTTTAATGCAAAGATATGTTTATGGAGACAAAGTTACTGAAGATAAAAATTCAGTACAATCACAATACAATAAACTAGAATTAAACAGAGAAACATATTTAGAAAGAGCAAGAGATTGTGCTAAATTAACTATTCCAACTTTATTCCCAGACAAAGGTAACAACGAAGCTACAGAATACAGAACACCATATCAAAGTATTGGTGCAAGAGGTGTAATGAACTTGGCATCTAAATTGATGTTAGCTTTATTCCCACCACATGCTCCATTCTTTAGATTAAGTGTAGATGATTTAGTATTTAAACAAATTCAAGGAGACCCAAGAACTAAAAGTTCTATTGAACAAGGTTTACAAGGAATTGAAAAAGCAATCATGGATAATATGGAAGTATCTAATGACAGGGTTGCTGTATATGAAGCATTGAAAAATTTGATAGTTTCTGGAAATGTATTATTAAAAATTACAGAACAAGGTTTAAGAGTTTACAGATTAAATAACTATGTAGTTAAAAGAGACAATCAAGGAAACATATTAAAAATAATTATTAAAGAAGTAGTTAATTTAGATACTTTACCTGAGCAAGTTAGAAACTCTATTATAGAAAATAAATCAAAAGAAGAATACGAAAATAAAGAATTAGATTTATACACTTGTATTAAAAGAGAAGCTAAAGGTTACACATTACATCAAGAATGTGGAAAGCAAATAATTTTAAGTACTAAATATAAACTAGACCAATTACCTTTTATTGCTTTAAGATTTAATAGAGTAGATGGAATGGACTATGGTCGTTCACATTGTGAAAGCTACTTAGGCGATTTGCGTAGCTTGGAAGGATTAACAAGAGCAATATTAGAAGGTTCTTCAGCATCAGCTAAAATGTTATTTATGGTAGCTCCTAATGGAACTACTAGAGCATCATCTATAGCTAAAGCACCTAATGGTGCAATTATTGAAGGTTCTTCAGGAGATGTATCAGTACTACAAGCTAATAAGTTTGCTGATTTTAGAGTGTCATTTGAAATGATGAATAGAATAGAGCAAAGATTACAATACGCTTTCTTACTTAATTCATCAGTACAAAGACAAGCAGAAAGAGTTACAGCTACAGAAGTACAGTTAGTAGCACAAGAATTACAAGATGCTTTGGGTGGAGTATATGGAATATTAACAACTGAGTTCCAACTACCTTACATCAATGGAAAAATAAATATTTTAAGAGAACAAAAATTACTACCAGATTTGCCTAAGAAAATTGTGCGACCTAAAATAATTGTTGGTTTAGAAGCATTAGGCAGAGCAAGTGATAGACTTAGACTTTTACAGTTCATGCAAGATTTAGCAGGAACGCTAGGAGCTAATGTACTTGCACAACATATAAATCTTGATGATGCCATTAAGAAATTTGCAATAGCAAATGGTGTGGACACACAAGGTTTACTCAAAGACCAAGAACAAATCCAACAAGAACAACAACAGGCTCAACAACAACAGTTAGCACAACAAGCGTTAGCTGACCCAAGAGTTGCCATTGAAGCAGGAAGACACATTACTGACAGTGGTAAAGGTTTAGCCTTAAACAACGAAACTGGAGATGTTTCAGTTGAGAACATGGAGTAAAAAATATGAGTAAATTAGAAGTACAACCAGATGACTTACAACAAGAAACACTTGAACAGTCTGCAGAAAAATTAAAAGCAGATGGTGTTGATATTAATAAAGACCTTAGCATCAATTCAAATGGAGAAGGAATTGAAGTTAGACAACCAAAAACAGAAATGCAAAGTTCAGAAGATAGACCTGAATGGTTACCAGAAAAATTCTCTAATGCAGAAGAATTGGCTAAAGCGTATGGTGCGTTGGAAAAAGAATTTTCTACGAGACCTAAAGAAGAAGTTAAACCTGCAGAAGAAACAAAAGCAGAAGAAGTACCACAACAAGGTTTAGATAAATATTATGAGGAGTATGCTGAAAAAGGAGAACTAGCAGAAACTAGTTATAATGAATTAGCAAAACTTGGATTAGATAAAACTTTAGTTGACAGTTATATTGAAGGACAAAATTTAATTTCGGATACTAATACTAAACAAATTC